AATGGCTAAACCCAAGGGCGGCTTAACTAAATGGTTTAAAGAAGATTGGCGTGATGTAAAGACTGGTAAAAAATGTGGTAGGTCTGGTAAAGAAAAAAAATCACGACCATATCCTGCTTGTAGACCAAAAACTGTTGCAGGTAGAATAAGTAAATCGGAAGCTAAAAAGAAGACAGGTCCTAAAGCTGTTAAGTGGTCTGTTACTGCTTCAGGTAGAAAAAGAAAGACAACGCGTAAAAAAGCATGACAAGAAATTACAAAAAAGAGTACGACAGTTACCACGGAAAGCCAAAACAAAAAAAGCGAAGAGCTTCAAGGAATGCAGCTCGAGCGATAATGGCGAAACGAGGACTAGTCACTAAAGGTGATGGCAAAGACGTACATCATACCACAGGTAATCCCATGAATAATAAAAAGGGTAAGTTATCTGTAAAATCAAAAAGCAAAAATCGTTCTTTTGCTAGAACCAAAACAGCTAGAAAGAAGAATCCTCGTGCATAAAGAATTAACAGAATTACAAAATAAATTCTTAGATGCTTTGTTTGGTCCCGCTAAAGGTAATCATGCTAAGGCTATGAAGATTGCAGGATACTCAGAAGCAACTAATCCCCACCATATAATAAACTCAGTAAGAACTCATATAATAGAAAGAGCAGAATTAGAGATGGCAGTCAATGCTCCTAAAGCTGTATTATCAATGGTCGGTGTTATAGACGACCCATCAGCTATTGGTAATAGAGAAAGATTAGCAGCCTCTCAACAAATTTTAGATAGGGTAGGATTATCTAAAGTAGAAAAATTAAACGTCACATCCGATAAACCAATGGGTGTATTTATTTTACCAGCGAAGACAGATGACAATAGCACAGAAACTGAATCCGACTAATAGGTATAAAACACTTAAAGGTCCAACAGTACCATGGGGATACGAGATACATAATATAGACCCTCATTTATTAGAACCCATTGAAGAACAATTAGAAGCCCTATCAATGGCAGAAGATTATTTAAAAGAGTCCTCCTATCCAGAAGTATCAAGATGGCTAACAGAATACACAGGACGTAGCATAACTCCAATGGGATTATGGAAACGTATAAAGACTGATAAGACAGATAGACGAAAGCATGCTGAACAAAAAAGCCGCACCGCCAAGACCCAAGCTGAAGGCAACATCTACGCCCAAGCCTAAGACTAAAGAAGAAAAAGACTTAGTCAAAGCGAAGAAAGCACAAAGGTCCGCACGTGTGCGTTTAAACATAGCACAACGTAAAATAGCTAAGATAGCTAGGAGTACAGAAGACAATGACATTGCGGAGAAGGCTACAGAGAGTTTACCTGAAGCTTATCCTGTCCAGGAGAAACCAACTCAGGAAGTATTATTCCAACCAAATCCAGGACCACAGACGAACTTTTTAGCTGCACCAGAACGAGAAGTATTATATGGAGGAGCAGCTGGGGGAGGCAAAACGTATAGTCTGATAGTAGACCCACTACGTTATTGTAATAACTCAAATATGAACGCTCTTATATTAAGACGTACGAATGACGAACTTAGGGAGATTATACACAAATCTCAAGAAATGTATCCTCAGGCTTTTCCTGGGGCTAAATGGATGGAGAAAAAGAGCCAATGGACTTTCCCGTCTGGTGCTAGAATTTGGATGACATATCTTGAACAGGAAAAAGATGTTCTAAGATACCAAGGACAAGCATTCACTTATATTGGTTTTGACGAGTTAACACAGTATCCGACACCATATGCTTGGGATTATTTACGTTCGCGCCTTAGAACTGCAGACCCGTCGCTCCCCGTATACATGCGTGGCACGACCAATCCTGGTGGACCAGGACACGGCTGGGTCAAAAAAATGTTCATTGACCCTGCTCCAGCGGGTAAGTCGTTTTGGGCGACAGATATTACGACGGGGGAAACGCTAAGATACCCCAAACAACATGCGAAGTCTGAACAGCCTTTGTTTAAGAGAAGATTTATTCCTGCTAAGTTAATGGATAATCCTTTCTTATACGAGCAAGGAGACTACGAGGCAATGTTGCTGTCTCTACCAGAGACACAACGTAGACAATTATTGGAGGGAAGTTGGGATGTTGCAGAAGGTGCGGCTTTTTCTGAGTTCGATAGGCGATATCACGTTACGGATGTATTTACGATTCCAGACAACTGGAGAAAATTTAGGGCATGCGATTATGGATACTCTTCCTATTCTGCAGTCTTATGGTTTGCAGTTGACCCAGCTACTGAGCAACTCGTGGTCTACCGCGAAATGTATGTATCAAAATATACAGCCAAAGATTTGGCGTTTGCTATCTTGGATGTGGAAAGAAGTGATGGACAAATCTCGTATGGCGTACTCGATAGTTCGTGTTGGCATAAAAGGGGTGATACGGGTCCTTCCTTGGCGGAACAAATGATTTCAGTTGGTTGTCGTTGGCGACCAGCAGACAGAAGTAAAGGAAGTCGTGTTTCAGGTAAGAACGAAATACATAGAAGACTTCAGGTAGATGATATTACAGAGCAGGCAGGTCTAACTATATTTAACAACTGTACTAATTTAATCGCACAGTTACCTATTATACCTTTAGATAAAAGTAACTCTGAGGATGTAGATACAAAAGCAGAAGACCATTTGTATGATGCTTTGAGATATGGTATAATGACCCGACCAAGGTCTAGGTCTATTTTTGATTATGACCCAGCAGCGATGCCGAGAACATGGAATCCTGCAGATAGAGTATTTGGATATTAAACATGGAAAATGAAAACGAAAACATAGAAGAAATGGTATTTGTCCCTAAGAACCCAAAGGACGAACTAGCTAATTATGTTACAGAAAAATTTACGAGTGCAGAGGATGCAAGACTCTATGATGAGCAAAGATGGTTAAACTCTTATCGTCAATACAGAGGCATCTACAGCACAGACACACAATTTACAGAAACTGAGAAGTCTCAGGTATTTATTAAGATAACTAAAACAAAAGTTTTAGCAGCCTATGGTCAAATTATTGACGTTTTATTTGCTGGTCAAAGATTCCCTCTAGGAGTTGACGCAACTAGAATACCTGACGGGGTAGATGAAGCAGTAAACTTCGACCCTAAAGAACCCGATAATGCCTTAGAAGAATTGAATAATGTATATGGCTTTCCTGGAGATGGGCAAGATATACCTAAAGGGGCTACCCAAGATACCTTAAGAGATATGAAACTTGGGGCGTATGAAGATGACCTTGAGGCTATAAAAGAAAAATTAAAGTCTGGTACAGGTTTAACACCAACTGCACAAACATATTATCCAGCACAAAAAGCTGCCAAAAGAATGGAAAAGACTATTCTTGACCAACTCGAAGAATCAAATGCATCTAAGCATCTAAGAACTGTTGCTTTTGAGATGGCATTATTTGGTACAGGAATACTTAAAGGACCTTTTGCTTTTGATAAAGAAAGAGCTAACTGGGATGAAGAAGGTAACTATTCACCAGAGAGCCAAACTGTACCAAGAGTAGAATCAGTTTCTACATGGAACTTTTACCCTGATTATGATGCAAACAATATGTCAGAGGCAGAGTATGTTATAGAAAGACACAAGCTAAGTTATTCAGAACTGAGAAACTTAAAGAAGAGACCTTACTTTGATACCGATGCTATAGATGAGTGTGCCGAGATGGGATACAACTATACACGTAAATGGTGGGAGAATGATTTAAGAGATAACGAAACTCAATATGATGTAAACAGATTTGAGGTACTAGAGTTCTGGGGTAATATAGACAGAACTATGGCAGAAGAAGCTGGATTAGAAATACCTAATGATTTTAAAGACGTAGATACATTACAGGTTAACATATGGGTATCAAATAATAAAATACTCAGATTAGTTATAAACCCATTTACTCCTAAACGTATTCCATACTGTGCCGCACCGTTTGAGATTAATCCATATAGTTTCTTTGGTGTAGGATTAGCTGAGAATATGTCAGATACTCAAACTCTTATGAATGGTTTTATGAGAATGGCAGTTGATAATGCTGTATTGTCAGGTAACTTAGTATTTGAGATTGATGAAACTAACCTAGTCCCAGGACAAGACTTACAAGTATACCCAGGAAAAGTATTTAGAAGACAAGGTGGTGCTCCGGGTCAAGCCTTATTTGGAACAAAGTACCCTAATGTAAGCACAGAGAATATGATGATGTTTGATAAAGCTAGGTCACTAGCAGATGATGCAACAGGCATACCATCTTATTCACATGGACAAACTGGTGTTGCAGGTACAGGTAGAACTGCTGCAGGTATCAGCATGCTAATGGGAGCGGCACAATTAAGTATTAAGAGTGTTGTAAAGAACTTAGATGATTATTTATTGCAACCTTTAGGAGAAGCATTATTTGCTTTTAATATGCAGTTTGATTTTGATAAAGAAGCCAGAGGTGATTTAGAAATAAAAGCCAGAGGCACAGAGAGTCTAATGAAGAACGAAGTAAGAAGTCAAAGACTTCTACAGTTACTTCAGATGTCAGGTAATGCTGCTGTAGCTCCTTACTTAAAGATACCAGTTATCTTAAGAGAACTAGGTGCGGCTATGGATTTAGACGCAGAGAAACTTATCAATGACGAAAGAGAAGCATTTAAGCAAGCAGAGATATTAAAAGCTGCTGGTGGTTTACCTACCGAACAGGGGCAAGCACAGGGAGTTAATCCTGCCGACCCTTCAGGTGGAGGTGGTGGTAACATAGGAGTGGGGCAAGCTCCAGTTCCAGGAGAGCAAGGATTTAGTGCACCTCAGAATCCTTCACCAGGACCTCAGCAACAAGACCCTGCTGCTATGGACCAACTACAACAATTACTAGGGGGGAGGCAATGATAACAGAAGTAGCTAAAAAACTACTACCTCTTGTTAGTATAAAAAAGAATACAGATATATTAGAAGCATATATGGAGTATAGAGTAGCTGAGTTACATAAACTATTAGAACAGCACGAAGATATATATAACATTAATAAGGCACAAGGAGCAATCCAAGAAATACGAAGACTTAAAACTCTTCGTGATGAAGTCATAGCAAGAGCAGAAAAGTAGGAGACATTCATGGCATTACAGAAACCAGCTGGACTAGGCACATCCCCAATGACACAAAAAACTAGTCCTCCAGTAGGCAACAAGAAACAAAAAGTAGAGAAAATGCCTAAGAGAGGTGCTGCTCCTAAAGTAGTTGACCCTAGAGATGAAGTAATGAAGCTTGTAGCTAAGAAATTAAAACAGGATAAAACAAGTGTTGGAATAGCTAGTCCTACTGCCCCGATACCAACTGAAATGCCTACTCCTATGACTACAGCTTTAGCTGCTCCTTCTGTTCCTCCTAAGAAAATGGAAGAAGAACAATTACTTAGCCCCACTCCTATAATGGCGGCTAAAGGTAAATCCATTGAGGGAGGAGATAAAGTTAAAAAAGAAGGCAAAGGATTAGCTGTCGTAATTGATATGGGTAGTCCAGATAAACCAGAATATGAAGAAGCATCAATGGGTACTCCCTCTGACCCTCCTCCAGGTGCTACAGGTGATGAAGTTAAAGATAATCAACATGTATTATTAAGCGAAGGCGAATTAGTTGTACCAGCTAACGTGGTTAGATATCATGGTCTTGGTATGTACGAAGGACTAAGAAGAGATGCACTACAAGGTCTTGGCGAAATGGAAGATGCTGGTCAAGTAGAATATATTGATAATGATGTTAAAACTGCAGCCGCAGGTATGACTATTATGAATGCTCAACCTAATGTAGCAACTATGGCTGGCATACAGAAACAACAAGGTCAGTATAATCCTGCTCTTGGGCAATATGGTACAGCAAAAGCTCCTGAAGCTGCCTCAGCTAAATTCATAAATACTTCTGCAGGAGGTAAATTTACAGATACAAATAAAGATGGCATAGATGATAAACTACAACCTAGCATAAATAAAGGTATAGCTTCCCCAGTTTCCACTGGAGCAATTACACCTGCTGCTCTTAACCTCGGTCCTACAACTAACCCAAATACAGTTGTTGGTGCTGGTAATGTAGGTTCTTATGTTGCTAAACAATCAGGCGTTCCTGGAAGTGGGGAAGATACTACTCCCCCTGTTGTAGAAACTCCGCAAGCTCCCTTAGTCAGAAGACCAGTTCAACAAGAAGAAAATAATGATAACCCAGTAGAAACAGAACAAGAAAAAGCTGCTAGAGCTTTAGCTAACGACAAAATTAATAAAGCTAAAGAATTAGGATATACTTACAGCCCAATGAAACAAATTGCTATGGCATTATTGCCACTAGGATTTTTAGGTGCAAATCAAAAAGTTGGAACAGTTACTTTAGCTGGTAATGTCGTCGGTAATGACGGAAGAGAGTACGACCCGTTAACTGGTAAAGTAGCATCTAGTGGAAGTATGCTTACAGATATCTCTAATAAACTACAAGGTAAAGACATAAGTAACATAGGACCTGGAGGAGAAATAGTACCTGATACAAAAGACCCTATAGGATTTACTCCTATGACAGCTGCTGGATTAACTCAATATACTATTGAAGAAATGAGAGCCGCAATCGGAGAACAAGAGTTAATAAGTGGAGTCAACACAGAGTTGGCTAATTTACAAAAAGAAAATACTAAATCATTAGTTTCTCCTGAAGCCCCTTCCTTAAAAGTAAATAGCATGGAAGAACTTATGCAAAAGATTGCTAGTGGTGCGGTTTCACTTGATACTAATTTTCAAGCACAAAGAGATGGTGCATCTGCTGGTCCTTTAACACAAGAAATAAAAACTACTGGAGATATGTTAACTGCTGAGGCAAGGGCAAATATTGAAGTAGACCCTAATTATCAATCCTCAAGGAAAAGTTTTGAGAATTTATCTATACAGGAGTTAAATAATATACTTGATGGCACTATGGAATCTACAGTAGCACAGAAGACTGCTGCCCAAGATTTAAAAGAAGAAAGATTGTTAACAAGAGTATCCTCTCCTTATTTTGGAAATGCCCCAGGTAGCGAAATGACTCCAGAAAGAAGTAGGCAAATTCAACAAGAAAGTGATTTTGATGTAGAAGAAACTTTTGGAAGCGGAAGAAAATCACAAAGAGATTCAGCATTAGATACTTTTAATGATGATGCAAAATCAGATATTGAATCACGTGGTGGAACAAAGAGTGTTGGACTAAATGACAATGGTTCATTCTACAGTGAAAATAATGATGGCTCATTTACACATGAAGATGGCACATCGGTAAACTTTACAGATAGCTCAGGTAAACCAGGCAATGCTCCACAGAATACAGAGCGTGAACAAAGAATGGCAGAAAGAACTGCACAGTATGATGCTCCAGATGATGATACTGCAAGCAGTGGAGATGGAAAAATAGTTTGCACTGAGATGTATAGACAGACTCAACTAGATGATTGGGCACAAGCTATGAAGACATGGCACATTTATCAGAAAAAATACTTGACACCTATACATGAAATAGGTTATCATTCGTTATTCAAACCTTTTGTTCGTGGTATGAAGATTAACAAGGCACTAACAAACCTAGGTGCTTACCTTGCCAAAGAACGAACAAAACATCTTAGACATATTTTAACAAAAGGCAAAGCTAAAGACAGTATAGTCGGTAACGTCTTTTGTAAAATAATCCATCCTATAGTTTACTTAGTAGGATTGACAGTTCATAAAAAATAATACATGAACTAATACACTGGCTACCAACCCCCCCAACATGGCTACGGTTGCCCCAACAAGGAGAAGTAATATGGCTGACATTGCTGTAGAACAAAAAATAGTTAAGACCCCAATGAAATATAAACGTAATGATGATAAAGAAGCATTAGAGTTAGAAAAAAATTTAAAAGAAAGAGATTTAGCTTTAGGTAAGATTCAAGAAGAAGCAGAAGATATTGCTGAGACAGAAGCCTTAGCACCTGAAGAAAAAACATTTAAGAAAAGATACGGTGACTTGAGAAGACACAATCAAGAAAAAGAAAAATCATACCAAGATGAGATATTTAAATTAAAGCAACAATTAACAGATACGGCAACTAAAGAAATTAAGTTACCGAAATCAGATGAAGAGATTGCTAAATGGTCTGAAGAATATCCTGATGTAGCTAAAATAGTAGAAAGTATAGCAACTAAGAAAGCAAAAGAATTAGATTCTTCATTAGAAGAGAGAATGAAGTTAATTGCAGATAGAGAGGCTAATGCTACCAGAGCTACCGCAGAAGCAGAACTTATGAGAATACATCCTGATTTTGATACAATTAGGAACGACCAAGAGTTCCATGATTGGGTTGAAGCACAACCTAGGTGGGTACAACAGGCTCTTTATGAGAATGAAAGTGATTCTAGGTCTGCCGCAAGAGCAATAGATTTATATAAAGTAGATATGGGAATAACAGAAACCCCTACTAAAAAGAAACCAGATGCTTCTAAGGAAGCTGCAAAAGCTGTAACTAGAGGAAGCTCAAATGCTCCTTCAGCTACTAAATCAGGACAAGCTAATCAGATTAGAGAGTCTGATGTTGCTAAGATGAAAGGTCATCAATTTGCAGCTAATGAAGAAGCAATTACTGAAGCTATTAGGTCAGGAAACTTCATATATGATATGAGTAGACCAAATAGTTAATTTTTTACTTTACATTTGTTCCATAATGTGTTACAAAATGTATATATTCCGCAGCCCATACATAGTATGACTACCTGCAAACTACCCACATCACGAATTATTTACTAAAAAACTACCTAGTTTTATTTAGCCCCTTACGGACACCTAATGTTTAGCTAGCCTTTTTGATTGTATGCAACTCGTATTTTTTAAGCCCAAGGAGAATTATCATGGCTTTTACTACAGCAGCTGGATACGGGAATTTACCTAATGGCAATTTTAGCCCCATTATTTACTCCCAAAAGGTTCAGCAAGCTTTTCGTAAATCTTCAATAGCAGAAACAATTTGTAACTCTGACTATTTTGGAGAGATTGCGAATTATGGTGATACTGTAAAAATTATTAAAGAACCAGAAATCACTGTTAAATCTTATGCCCGTGGCACAACTATTCAGCCACAAGACCTAGACGATGAGGAATTTTCTCTCACCGTAGATAAAGCTAACTATTTTGCTTTTAAAGTAGATGACATTGAGGAAGCTCACAGTCATGTAAACTTTGAGTCAATGGCTTCTGACAGAGCTGGTTACAGACTTCGTGACCAACACGACCAAGAAGTTTTAGGCTACTTAGCAGGTTATGCACAATCAGCGTTAAATATAAATGCTGATGGAGTTAACACTTCTACTAATGGTACTGTTGCTGTTTCAACTGCTGGTACTGATGAATTGTTATCAAGCATGAAGCTAATCAAAAGTAGTTTTGCCAACATCACAACATCAAGTGCTGGAGACCACTCAATACCAATAGCAACAAGATTGCCTGGTGCTACTGCTGTAGCAACTGCAACTGCTACTCCATTACAAGTTGTTGCAAGAATGGCTAGATTGTTAGATACACAGTTTGTAGATAACGAAAATAGATGGCTAGTTGTTGACCCAGTATTCCTAGAGATACTAAAGGATGAAAGCTCAAGAATGCTTGATTCTGACTTTGGTGCTGCTGGAGACGCTCTAAGACAAGGTCTAGTTGTTACTAGATTACATGGCTTTGATGTCTATGTATCTAATAACTTACCTGTAGTCGGAGGAGGTCCTGCTACAACAGGTACAGCTAATCAGAATACAGATTATGGAGGAATTGTTGCTGGTCACTCTTCATCAGTAGCTTCTGCTTCACAGATTACGAAAACTGAGTCTTATAGAGACCCTGATTCGTTTGCGGACATTGTTCGCGGAATGCACTTATACGGCAGAAAGATTCTTCGTCCTGAAGCAATCGTAACTGCTAAGTATAACACAGCAGCTTAGGGAGAATAACTAATGGCAACTTATACTACTAGCCTTCAGGCAGTTCACAGACCATCTGCTCCTGCACCTTACTTAGTAAGTAACACTATTGATATCGCAGTAGAAAACGCAGCTCACACTGCAATCGCTGCTGACGATATCTTAAAGGTATTTACTATACCTGCAAACACTCTTCTCATGGCAGTAGGCTATGAAGTTGAGGCGTTACTTACAGGGGAGTCAAACGATACTACGTTTAACTTAGGTATCACGGATGCTTCAACAGGCGGTATTGGCGCTGATATTGATGAGTTCGTAGCTGCTATGGACACTGACGCTATGGCTGTCGGTGCTTATGCAACTATGATTCCTGGAGTTTTTCCTAACGTAGTAGCCGCGTCTACTACAATAGACTTAGAACTACAGGCTGCAAGTACAGCCCCTACAGGCGGAAAAATAAGAGTTTGGGCAGTGTTAATGAACATTGACAATCCAGGCGACTTATCAGCTGACGAAGTCGATAGAGACCAATTAGCTTAAATTTAACATAAGGGGCTGCTTTAGGGTAGCCCTTTATCATAAGGATAATAATGGCTCAGACTTTTCTCACATTAACAAATAGTGTTCTATCTCGTATGAACGAAGTTGAATTAACTTCAGCTACTTTCGCTACAGCTAGAGGTATACAAACACAAGCTAAGAATGCAATTAATGAGACAATAAGATATATTAATCAAAAAGAGTTTAGCTATCCATTTAATCATGCAACTAACAGTGAAACATTAGTTCCAGGAACAGT